ACCATACGTGATGTTGAAGATGTAACATTAAAAAGACTAGATTTTGTATTAGATGAAATAGCACTTGGTGTATCACACACACAATTTACTTTTCCCAGAGAAGCACTACGTAATTTTGGTAACTTCTTTCGCGTTAAAGGTTCATTATATTCTGGTGAGGGCTTTTTTCGTGCATTCTTCAATGAAAACACAACACAAATAACATACCCAAAGAAATCATTATTGACTGTTGGCGATCCAGTGCAAGGTAAGATTGGGCCTGAAGATGCTTTAGTTTTACAAGATGGAAGAATATTTCAAGTATTTTCGGTACTAATAAAATCACCTTTAGCATTAGTCGACTGGGAAATACTTTACAGAAACTTTGTACACCCTGCAGGATTTTTCTTAGGTGCAGAAGTTGAGATAGTGGCAGAAGGCCAAGTTTCAATTATTACTGCAGAGTCAATTACAGATCCTGACCCAAGAGTCAAAATAATTGAGGCTGCATCATTTAATATGACTGGTGATAGAGAAGTATCACTAATTTTACCAGATGATCAAGATGCAGATTCTGCAGAGCAAAGGTATCACCCATATCGTACTACTAACTTCTTTGGGGGAAGAGGTGTTAGCTTATTATTCTTAGCAAAAATTTATAATAATTTAGATGAGTTAGCAGGATACGGAATATCGTTTGATGATGCTGGTACACCACTAGGAAACGGTATCACTTTTGATAATACGTTCGATACGTTTGATCAGAGAGAATTCAAAAGATATTCTAATTCAATGGTAAGTTCGGTATAAATAATAGCAACTAATGTGTAGGATATAAGATGGCTAAACAAGTAATAGGTGTCGGCAGTAGCGGCAATG